CAGCCGCGAATAAGTCTTTCCTAACTAGGTGTTCAAATTCCTGTACAACCATGGGATTGAGATCAAAAGCTTTACAATAACTCAAGAATGCTCTCTTGGTATAAGTCCCCGGAACAACGGGAACTTTAACCAGCCCTTCTTGTCTCATCCAGTAAGCTAGACCACCCTTAAGTTCACCCTCCAACCGCTCTTTTCCGCAAGAGCTAAGTGCGTTGTAAAACACACCGATCAAAGGGCAATCTGCATAAAGAGATAGCCCGCACAAGCCGACATCACGTAAGTAATTGTCATAATGCGCTACGCCTCTAGACGAGATGGCAATCATGTCTTTGAATACACTCGTCGGTTTCCTGACCATCATCCACCCGCTGTCAAGATGGACAGGTTTCATTTGACAGAACTCAATGTGCTCAACGGTGTATACAGGGTCTTCAGCGACCATGTTGAAACCGTATGCTACAAAGAAGAGATCAAAACCCTCAAGAAACCTCTCAAGATGGTCACTCTCCATTATAACAACAGAATCATCTCCGTTATTCACTAGCTTGAATTCAAAACCCAGTGCTTCCTTCCAATGAAGTAACACAGAGGTCATCAAAATCACATTACCGACTGAAGTGTTCATATCTCCAGACATCCTACCAGTTGCTTTGTACTCAAAATCGTACAAGTCTCCTTTACCCTTGCAATAATTTGCAAGTTGGCATCTCAGAAGATCATGCAATTCTTTGTCCCCTGGCCACAATTTCTTGTAGACAGAGTGCTCAAACTGCAAAGCCGACTTCGACACATGTTGATCAAACCTACTCGCATCCAATCCTACCGCTACCGGTGAAGTGAAACTACTCCACTTCCTAACTATCTCAGCAGCCATCGCTTGTAAATTACAATGCTTGAAAACCGAAACTTCTCCCCACAAAGCATCTATACCGGAGTAAATAGCCAGTTCATTGTGTTTATTAATGTACTGACCGAGCAAAATGTTGTATTTGTAAGAGCGAGGAGAGATGATACGAGGATCCTTACCTCCAGATGCCACTAGTTCCCACTTAACGAAAACATTCACATGTACATCTTTAGGCATAAGATACCTCTGCCTTCTCAACTCCTCAAGTGCTTCAGAGTAAACCTGGTATTTCCCAGATGGTCTACTATCCACAAATTCCTGAGGAGTCATTTTCTTCACTCTCACGTTTGCACACAACCTAGTGCTGATGCTCTGCATGTCTCCATACCACACAGGAAGTAATTCGAAACTTCTGAAATATTCCTTGTCAGAAATGTGTTCCATTGTTCTGTACTGCAATCCTTCTCTCAATTTGACGTTGATGTCTTGGTACTTCCCAATAATCTTGTCATAATCAAAGCCCGGATTCTTGATCATGAGAACCCTATTCACTATTCCCACGAACAAATTGTGTGATGAGGAGTTGTAACAGCTCCACTGGCCAACCACTCCGGCTGGCCCCACATAACGATTCGGATGTCTTAATTTTCTACCTTTGTAGTGCAGCGTAAATCCCCCATAGTCAACCTGCGGACCATAGAAGGTCGGCCAGTCAAGTCTAGGAGTTGCCATAGACTGACTTGCCGCACGCTGCGCAAGGAGTCAATCAGACATCGAACCGTTTGCCCGGAGACCACGGACTCTTTCCCTGACGAGCGGTAGGTAATCGTTCATTGCAGGGTCTGAGAGCCTATGGCCCATACTGGTTTGATTGTTTCCAGAGACCAACCTCTCGTAAGAAGTCAGAAAAACAGTTTCATTCCAGTTACCATCCGAGCGCATGGTAGCGGTTAATTTATCGGAAATAACCTTAACTCTGTGGAGTTTAAGATAAGTCGATTGGTATTTGATTGGACAAGGAACCAACATAGGAATCAAATCGTCAGGTGGCAACATCAGTGCATGGTTTGGCAACCATATCCCAATGCACCGTGCAATCCTAGGATAAACGTGCTCCCAATTTCGCAAGAAGTTAGGTACATCATCATGGACGTCATAGAAAAACTTAATCCAACCCGAGCAAAGACCGAAGTCACTTGCTGAATTGTACAGAATCTTGTTCCTCTGTGAATTCCTCCCTAGA